AAGGCCAAAGATTGGCCGTTGATTTAGCGCAAGGCAATAACGACCTTGGTTCAGCCGATACGATTGGAGTTGTAATTGAAACGATTGCAACCAACCAAGAAGGTTTTATCATGACCGTTGGCCAAATCGAAGGTATCAACACAACTGGAAGTTTGCAAGGTGAAACATGGGCGGATGGTGACGTATTGTATTTAAGTCCGACTACGGCAGGGCGCATGACCAATATTAAACCAAACGGTTCTACCGGTCACATCGTGGTTCTTGGTTACGTGGAATATTCGCACGCTAATAACGGGAAAATCTATGTAAAGATCATGAACGGATGGGAGTTAGACGAACTTCATAACGTTTACATTGACCCAGCAACGTTAGCCAATAACGATGTATTGGTTTACGATAGCACTGCAGAACTTTGGCAAAATACCAAACCTTGGTTGATTGGTGCTCCATATACAATTTACAACTCTTCAGCTGCAGCTGCAATAGCTACCACAATAGATTTCACAATCAATACATCTCAACTTAGAAATGGTAGCACTATTATCTTACAAGGATATATGTCGAGAGCATCAGGAACTGGTACCGCAACTTTTAGCTGGACTGCTAATTCAAATGCTAATATAGCTTCACAATCTTTTACATCAGGAACACAATATGGTATTCAATTTTATTGGACTGCTAAGTACATATTAGCTACAGACAGCTTGAGATTTTTTAGAACTCCTACAACATCCTTTGTCAACAATACTACCAACGCTACTACGTTCTTTGATGTGGCAGCATCGGGAGGTGTATTTACCATAAACTTTAGAGCAACTGTTACTGCAGGATCTATGACAGGAGCAACTGAAAACTTAACCGCTCAAATTATTTACTAATATGAAATATCAATATTGGAAAGAAGAAAGTGGGGAGTATGTACACTTCTCTGATACAATTCCTGAATCATACGTGAGATTGTTTGAATTAGGTGTAGATGGTAACTACTGGGAAATCTTTGTACCATGAAGCAGTTACTACATGACCTCGGTATTAACCTCGGCCTATCATTTGCAGGCTTTGCAGGTTCGCTCGTTATGATCGGGAAAAAAGAATTCTCATGGAAGAAAGCGTTGGTAAGTATTCCGAGCGGTGTATTTTCTGCAAACTACCTTACCCCGATTGTGGTGGAAGGTTTGGGAATGGAGAACGGATCAGCGGAATACGGTATTGCTTTTATAATGGGCTACCTTGGATTGAAAGGAACTGAAATTTTTGCAACTAAATTTATCAATAATGAAAAATCTAAAAAACCTGATGCCTAAGAAGGCAAACGAAATGTCGGTGTATGAAAGAGCGACGGCTGAAACCCCTCCATTTTTTAAGAAACTGCGCACTATTGGTATTGTGGTTGGTGTGGTCGGGGGTGCTTTGGCTACTGCACCAGTTTCGCTACCCGCCTCGATTGTAGCTTTGAGCGGTTATTTGATCACGGCAGGAACAATTATTACAACTGTTTCGCAAATAACTGTTGACGAAGGAAAATAAAGTCGTATCTTTGTAGAGCAAGCCACGTTTTTTGCGTTGTTTTCGTAGTTTAATTTTTGGTTGAACCCCTGAGAAATCGGGGGTTTTTTTATGCGTTCAAAAAAAAGTTTCATTTTTTTTCGCAAAAAGTTTGCACAATTAAATTTTACTCCTTTACTTTGTAGAACCAAAGAGAAAAACAATGAACAAAACGCAAACAACCATTTGGGGAATCGTAACGCTTTACGTATTCCTTCTAACCAAAAATCCATTCACACTTATTTACATGGTGTTTATCGGGGCTTACATTTCAAAAAGAATTCAAACCAAAAAATCCAAATAATATGAAAACAATGAACGACAAACAATTTCCAGTTGACGCTTTGCGCTTTTGGAAGTTAGCACCCGACACTATTTCCTGCGGTTGGGACATCTTTATTGGCCACGCACATTCTGAGAATATGTGCGACCCCGTAAGCCATTACATTTTCAACGATGTAATTACAATCTTCAAACACCTAAGGGGGTACATTGACCACGAAGATAGGCACGTTGGAGAATTGCTTAACGAGGTAATCCGATGGGACTTAAAAAATTCAGAACTTTGCGTTACCGATGCAAGTTTCACTGAGCAAATCGGAATCGGTGTAGCGATCAGCTTTAAAATGAATTTCAACACGGTAGAAAACTATTCAGTCATATTTAGTTATTTCAAATAATGCGAGAAATTAAACAAATCAAACGGGGGCGAAAACCTGCTCGCCCCTTGGTTTCCACGGCGTTAGCGCAACGATGGGAGCAAGTGAGAAATGAACGGAAAATATCCGTACATCGACTTCCAGTTAGCCCACCAACTTACCGAAAGGTAATTAACACGGGGTACTGTGATCAGCAAACATTGGTAAAACTAACTAAATTCTTTTTATGATTAGCAAACACATTACACTAAATGAGGCCACAAAGAGCAACACGGCCACACGTTTAGGAATCAACAACACGCCAAACGAAGCAACCATTGAAACCATGAAGCTAACCGCCGAAAAGGTATTCGAGCCATTACGGGAAATCGTTGGTGCAATCCGAGTGAGTTCCTTCTACCGTTCACCTGACCTTAACCGTGCCATTGGTGGAAGCAAAAGTTCACAACACTGCAAAGGTGAGGCAATCGATATGCAAGCGTTAAACACATCGAACTTCCAACTATTCGAGGAAGCCTGCAAGCTACCCGACTTCGATCAAATCATTTGGGAGTTTGGCACAAAGCAAGAGCCTGATTGGGTGCATATCAGTTACTCAAAAACCAATAACCGCAAACAAATCTTACGTGCAACAAAGATCGGAAACCGCACCGCCTACGTGCCCTACCGCAAAGGTTAAAAAAATAGTTTGCACAATTAACTTTCATTTGTATATTTGTGAACCAAAACAAAATTATGGAAACAATCAAAAACTTGGCGAAAGCTTTGGTTAAAGCAACCGCCCAAATCGAAGGAGCATCAAAGGACTCCACCAACCCACACTTCCGCAACAAATACGCAGACCTTGCAAGCGTTACGGAGGCAATCAAGAAACCGTTAAACGATAACGGTTTAACGTACTCACAAATCATTCACCGCTTAGAAGGTGGCGTGGGTGTAGAAACGCTTATCATTCACGAATCAGGTGAAACTATGAGCAACGGTATTACGTTCGTGCCTGCACCTAAAAACGATCCACACGGGTACGGCAGTGCGCTAACCTATGCAAGACGCTATTCGCTTTCCGCTTGCTTCGGTGTAATCCAAGAAGATGATGACGCTAACGGTGCTACCAACCTACGTACAACGGGCGATATTAACAAGGTTCAGAGCAAAAAGGAAGCTGCACCAAAGTTCGCAAAGGCTGACGAACTGCAACCATTCACGGCTGAAAAGTACGCAAAGCTTTTAGAACTTCACGAAACCGACCCCGAGTTATGCAAGAAGTTAGAAGCGCACTACCGCATTACTTCCGAGGTTAAGGCACAATTCAAAAAAGATACTGGAAAGGATTGGAAATGACACACGAAGACAAAATCAAAGTAATCATTGAACTTTATTCAAAGATTAAAAACGCTGACCTTTCAAAAATGCTCGATATGACTCCCGCATTAATTCTTTATTACGCTCGGAAATACAACCTGAAAAAAGAGGGTGAATTTTTAGAAGATCAAATGAAACGGAGCATTGCTAAAATGAGAGAAGTAAGAAGATTGCAAAATGAACAATTTAACATTTTAAGAGAAAAAGAATTAACATATTGGGAGCGAGTAAATGAATTTCGCAAACAGCAAGTTGAAACGCACGGACGTTTCCATCCATTCTTTAAAATGCAACAAAAAAGTCAAGCAAATGGATAATATCATAACCCAATCAAACAACCTGCTTTCGTCCGTAACTGGACGGGAGCAGGTGGAATTGATGCACCAAGAATTTCGCATTCAAATTGAAGAGGGTAATATCAACCCGTTGGAGTTTGCAATCAAAGCACGCATGATCATTAAGGCCTTAGAGCAAACATTAACCGATACCCAATACCTTGCAATCAATGAGCAGGAAAAACATGGGAAAACGGCCGAAATGTTTGGAGCGGTGGCCACGACTTCCGAAATGGGTGTGAAGTACGACTACGAAAGTTGCAACGACATTGAATGGATTATTTTGAAGGAGAACGTAGAACGTACAACCGAAATGCTGAAAGCCCGTGAGAAGTGGTTACGATCACTTACCAAGCCCGAAAACATCGTGGATGCAAACGGGGAAATAATTACTATTACCCCACCAATCAAAAGAAGTACAACAACCTTAAAAGTAACAATGAAATGAGACCAAGCCCACAACAACTAATCGACTTCATTCAAGGTATTAAACTTAAAGCCATGGAAGTACACGTTAACGCTGAATACACCGCAAAGAAACTTGACCTTTCAAAGATTAGCCGTTTCGATATTTTAAACCAACGGATGCAACGGTTGTACCGTTTACGTTCCCAGTGCATCGAACATAAGGACTTTTTCAAGGCACTCCAAGCCATGCACCTGATCAACCGTGTAGGCTTCGAACTTTCAAAAACATACAACTACACTGCACTATGAATTACCCCGACCCAACCAAAGAACAGTTAGCGATTACCCGAGCCGTTGTGTTGATGCAAGCCCTTGCAGAAACCTTGGACGACCTAAAACGCACCAAGGCCTACCGTCAATCATTAAAGAACAGATTGAACCTTTTAGAGCAAGATTTGTCAGTTTACCTCAATACGTTATCCGTAGCGTTTTGGGGTGAGGATGAGGAGTTAATGATGCAAATAAGCCGAGGGATTGATGCGGTTACGGGTGCGCTCGCAACGTGGCATCCTGCGCAAATGGCAGTACTGGAAGACGTCCTAAATCAAATCGAAGAACAATTTAATCAAACAGAAAATGAAATATCAGAAACCAAAATCGAAGGAGGAAATTGAATCCTTGAAATGGAAAATGAGTTACTTAGAAAACCAATTAACGGGTCAACTATGCGATGAAGAAATGGTACTACGTCAGGAGATCAGCGAAATTAAGCAACTGCTTCGCTCGGTTGAATACCCTGAACGTCCGACCGATTCAAACTTTGAATGTTTTGGATGCGGTTCGTAAGGTTTAAACTGACAAGACAAATACAAGAAAAACATGAAAACATCAATTTACCACAGAACCTTTGCTTTTGCTTATGTGCTGTTAGTAGCTGTTATTTTTTGCGGTTGTGGAAACGGGACAACTGCAAAAGAGCAACCTATTGAACAAAAAAAAGACTATCATGGCTACAAATTAATTGTGATAGATAGCTGTGAGTATTTAGAAGCAGGTGGAGTGCCAAGAGATTGGACTGTGCTAACTCACAAAGGAAACTGTAAATTTTGTGCAGAACGTAGCAAAAAATAATTGCTACTAAATCATTTATTGCCGCACATTTATTTCGCTTATTAAACAAATCATGCTATCTTTGAAGCAGATTAATACACCGATGAGACAGATCGGTTTCAACAACATAAAGCCCTCTATTTGGTTTGCACTGTCTCTGCATTCCATTTAGGGGGTTAATTTTTTATGAACCTAATCGATTACAATTTTCGCCTTAATTCGATCATAAAGGAAGGCATATTAACGACCAATGAGATCGCCTTGATGTTTGTTATTATCAACCTACAAAACACGCTTAGATCGGATTTATTCGGGTTGCCTACCCGTACAACCTCGGCACATTTGAACCTATCCCATCCAACGTATTACCGTACACTGGAAGGCTTACAAACGAAGGGATTGATAGCAATTTTAGAGCAAGGAAAGAAGAACCAAGCACCCATTATTCGAATCACATTCGATAAAAAAATTTTAGCGAATCCGTTTAGCATTTCACAATTCGAAACGTATGCGATAAAAGAAAATGAACAAATGCTATTAAAAAATTTTAGCGAATCCGTGCACATAAATAAGAAAGAAGAAAGAATCAAAAATAAAGAATCTACTAATAGTAGTAGTAGTATTAAAGAGCCATTTCAAAATTTGAAACCAAGTGATTGCAAAGAGTACATCAACGAGCAATTAGAACTTTACATTCACAACCTTAAACAAGCAACAAATTACACCGTTGAACAAATACAAACCGCAGTCGATACCTTTGTGAACTACCAAGAACTTGAAAGCAAAATGTACCACTTCAAAGCAGATTCATTCAAACACTTTGCGCACTGGATAAAACGCATTGACCTAAACAAGATCAACAAACCAAAAGAACAAAAGCTTGACTCACGAAACATGACCGCAGACGAAATCGCTCAGTGGGTAGTCGAAAGAAAATTCGGAAAACAACCTTAAAAAAAAACGATATGAAAATCAAAGAAATGCAACCCCAAGCACGTGCTGAGTACCTAACCAAACAACTGCTCAAACTTTACGATTACTTCAACAACAATGTAACCGTTGGAGAAAACATCATGCGACAGGTGGAAGCGTTAGAGGAAGACCTTGAAACGTACAACAACTTAACCACCGATCAATTTGAGCAGGCATTAAGGAACGGACGTAAAGAAAGTACCGATGCTTTCAAACCATCCATTAGACTGATCGTGCAATGGGTAAGTAACTACGTTGTGCGCTTCAATAAGTCAGAGCAAAAGATTACGCACTCAGGAACAACGCTAACACGTAACTACCCGATTGAACAGCGCAAAGCATGGATCATTTCAAGCTACCGTCAATACCACGAAGAAAAAAAGGACATGACCAAGTTCTACGATTTCGGTGCGCCTACGTACGAGGCAATCTACAAATACTGCGGTTACAACCTTTCAAACGAACAGCGTGAATGGTGTTTTGAAATGAGCAAACGTTTATCACTTTCGCAAATGTTCAATGCGTTTTTAACCCGTGACGAAAGCGACGAATTTAGAAACAACGCAACCGCCTGCGCTTACGCCTGCAAATTGTTTTTCGATCAGTTCCCAACGGAATCCGATTTAAGAACGCAGTTGGGGTACTTTGATAACGTTTCCAAAGATCACTTTGTAGCCAGTTACGAAAAGACCCCGTCGTTGGTAGCTTACATGAGAAAGAAAAACGAAAATAATTTTGGACTTTCTTAAAAAAAAAGTTGCACAATTAATTTTTACCCTTATCTTTGTAATACCAAAAACAAACAAGCTATGACAACAATGATCAACAAACTAAGAGAAATTCAAAACGAAGAAATCGCAAACGGATTTTTAAACGGAAGCCTTTGGAATGATTTAGAAGATTTGATTTACCAAATTCAAAATCCACAAGTTGAAACAATCCAAGGTGAATTGTACGCAGGTAAAACATTAAAACAGTTAGGGCTTTAATTAGCCCTTTCATTTTAAAAAGAATGATACAAACAACAGATAGCGAAAGGCATCTTGTTTTAAACAATTATCATTATTTTGATAAACAAGAATTGTTTTACTGGCATGATAAATTTACAAAACGATTAGAATACTTATCACCTCTTCTTGTTGAATTAGAAAATAAAAACATGAACTTAGAAGAAGTATGCAAACCTTTGGCACAAGAAGTTTTTGAATTGATTGAATTATTGAATCTTTTAAACCAAAAAACAAAAATATGACACACGATTTAGATTTTGAAGACTTCGTTGTTTACTTTGAGACAACTTGGAATAAACAAATTAAAATAATTAAGATCACGGATTACGAAGATAACGTAATCAAAAAGAGCGATCGAGAACTACAACGCATCCACAAACAAATCTTCAGCAATTGCGAGTACAACGATTGGTTTGGTGAGCGTGAAAAGTTTACTTACGTTGACGAATGGTTTAGCCAAAACATCGACTTCGACAAAGCGAGGGGAATCATTTAACCCATGATTAAACGCTCAAAATACAACAATAAAAAAACTAAGGTCAACGGTATCACCTTCGATAGCAAGAAGGAAGCCGATAGATACGTTTTTCTGACGATTAGAGCGACGAACGGAGAGGTGTTAGACCTACACCTCCAAGTGCCTTTCGTTTTCGCCTTAGAAGGCAAAAAAATGTTCACGTACAAAGCGGACTTCGTTTACTACGACAAAACGCTAAGCAAGACGGTAATCGAGGACGTGAAAGGAATGCGCACTCCGTTGTACAAACTGAAAAAGAAACTAATCGAAAACCAACACCAAATAACAATTACGGAAACATGAACCACCCATTTGATAAATACAAGTACAATCGGTTTGGCTTTGAAGTAGGCCAAGAACTGGAATGGTTTGAGTGGCTACACAACTACCGTGCATCGCTCAAAGAATACCGAAACCAACTGAAAAACGAACGCTTTGAAGACGAGGAAGTATTAAAGCGTTTTATTGCAGTCAAGGAAGAGTTAATCCAAATATCTCAAACAATCCACGCCTTTGCAGCCAAGATTGCATTTAGACCTTACCACAAAGCTTTTTTGAAATCCACAAAAATAGACAGGGCAGAACTATTGAAGTTCAAAACTATCCTGTTAAAAAACTACGAAGAAAGCGAAAGTAAAGACGCAAAGTATTATCTTTCAATCATTAAATCCTAACCATGGAAAAAATTGTAATTCATATCCGAATTGAAAACGAAGACAGAGCAAGAATAGTTGAACGAGAATTGCCCTTTACACATGATTTTGAAAACCTCAAAGAAATCGTTACAGAAGTTCAGCTTTCACTTTATGATTTAGGTTGGTCTAATGAATTGGTTGAAAGAGCAGTTAAAGAAACAAAAGTATTTTAACCATGGAAAAAGTAGTAACAATATCTTTGGAAACAAATAGTGAACAAAGAACCGAATGTTATTCAAATAATTTTGACTTTGATAGTGATAATTTCTGCATTCAAGATATACTTACTATCACTTGTGAAAATTTAAAAAAAGCGTTTGGAATAAACGATGACGATATTATTAAATTGCTTGGTTCATCCAAGGAATTTTATGAATTAAAGCGTAAAGCAGAACATGAAGAGAATTACCCTTCAATGTTAAGACATAAACCCAAAGGTAATTAACCATGGAAACAACCAAGCACGGACGTAACATCGTATCAATTCGATGCAAAGACGGAGATCAGTTCTTACTGCTATCCGATCTTCACTTTGATCACCCGAAATGTAGGCGTGACCTACTCCAAGATCACATCGAGAAAGCCATTAACCTAGGAGCGAAAATCCTAATCAATGGTGACTTCTTTTGTATCATGCAAGGAAAGTACGACAAACGTGCGAGCAAAGACGATATTAGGCCTGAGCATCAAGGCGGGAATTACTTTGACTTGGTTGTTAACGAAGCAGTTAAATGGTGGGCGAAGTACGCTCACCATTTACTTTTTGTAGGGTACGGTAACCACGAAACGGCAGTGAGCAAGCGCCACGAAATAGACCTAACCGAGCGGTTTGTTTCTTTGCTGAATTACAAAACGGGTTCAAAGGTTCTCAATGGTGGGTATGCAGGTTGGATTGTGTTTAACGTGTATCGAAGAGACGAAGCCAAAACTTACCTCAACTTCAAAGTGAAATACCACCACGGCCACGGTGGCGGTGGAGTGGTAACAAAGGGAGTAATCCAGCACCAACGAATGGGCGCACAGGTTGACGGTGCAGACGTTCTTTGGATGGGTCACGTTCACGAACTTTACCACCACATTAACATCAAAGAAACTGTGCAAGTGGTAACACCTTACGAAATTAAACAACGCATCCAGCACGACATTAGAACGTCAACCTACAAAGACGAGTTTACCGACGGGGCTTTTGGTTGGCACATCGAACGGGGTGCGTATGGTAAACCAATCGGCGGATATTTAATGCGATTGAATTACGTTCGAGATAGGAAAGAAAAAGAGCGTAATTACATTAACCCCGATTTTCAAGCTATTTATTCAAACATTTAAGGTTATGGCAAAACCAATATTTTTAATGGGTATCAATCGTGGTGGTGTGACTGAGGAAATTTACAACACTATACAGAAACAATTAGAAGAGAAACTTCCAGATTACCACACGTTTGTTTATTTCACAAATTCCAACGAAATAGAATTTAAATGTTTTTATGAAAAGGACTTTAAAGAAATTAATTTTGAGCAATTAAATAAAATTATCACAGAACAATTTAAAAACTAAAATATGGAAAACGAAAAGTATGTAGGCAAAGGTTGGGCGAACCAATACGGTGTAAAGGTTCAACTAAAAAAACAAGATTTACTCGATTTACCCACCAACCAATACGGGGATATTGAAGTATTTGTAGGTCAGCGCAAAGAAGTTGACCAAAAGAGCAAAGCAACGCACTGGGTAAAATGGAAGGCGAAAGATGCACCGATGCAAGCACCGAGCGAAATTCACCCTGCATTAACCAAGGCAGGATTCGTACCCGAAGACGACGGGTTACCTTTCTAAAATTTCCCATTCAATAAGTATGCACCCACTAATCGCAGACGTACTCCAACACCAAAGTTATCGCAAATCCTGCTATGATATTGTGAGGGGTACGCACTTCGATGGGGAAGACCTATACCAAGAAATGCTTTTAGCACTACTCGAAAAAGAGGACGTGAAGTTGTGGGAGGTTTGGCACTCGGGAGGGCATCGTTGGTACGTGCTATCGTTAATCTACCGTTTATTTTTGGGTAAGGGTTCTTTGTGGGATCAGAAGTACCGAGATCGGTTGCTACGTGTTGACGTTGACTGGACTCGTGTTGAAGTGATCGCTGAAATCTACGATCATGAAAGCGAGGTTCAAACGACCAAGCAAATGGAAGCGATTGAGGATGCAATAGCGGAACTGCATTGGTACGAGCGCAATTTGTTTATGGTTTACGTAGAAGCCAAAAATATGCGACGTATTAGCACATCGACCACGATACCATACAACAGTATCAGATTGACCATTAACACGGTTAAGGACAAATTAAAAAAGAAATTGAAATGAAATACCGAATCAAGCAATACAGCGAAAAGCAATTTTGCGCCCAAGTAAAGATAGATTGGTTTGCACGTTGGGAGTCAATAGATATAGATAACCCAGTATTTACTTGGAGCGATAATTTAGAGTATAAAAAGCTTTGTATCGTTGAAACAATGCAACACGCTAAATTGATAATTGAACGACATAAGGAGTGGTTGGAAAGCAAGATTAGATACCCTAAATTTTTTGAAATAAAATGATTTACTTACAAATTTTATTTATAGCGTTTTTCTCTGCGTGTGCAGGGGTAACGATTACCAAGCTAACGGGTATTGGTGACAAGATCGGGTTCAAGCCATTTAACTGCTTTGTATGCCTTTCGTTTTGGACTGCGGTTGCTTCATTCTTTGCTACCGTTAGCCTTCCAGTGTTGAGCCTATTTGCTTACTCTATTGGATGCGGTTTTATCGCTTGCATCATTGCTTACTTTTTAATCGATAGGATTTACCGATGAACCCTGAACACTACGATAGAAAGGTGCAACCGATTGATTTAATCGATGCCTTTGAGTTGAACTTCAACTTAGGTAATGTAATTAAGTACACCGCTCGGGCAAACTACAAACACGAAAACCCAAAAGAGGATTTGTATAAAGCAATTTATTATTTACGACGTGAATTAAAAAAATATGAAAATAGCTAACAAAATGACCGACGAACAGTTGAAGCGGTTAGAGCCATTGTACCATAAATGGGTACAATTCCAAAACGAAAAGACCTTGCGCCTGAGTGGTGAACAAGTAGCGTTAATGGGTGGTGTATGGAGCGAGGTAATGGGTAAACGTTGGACGGGTGGTTGTCAAGCCTGCACCGTTAACGCATTCTCGACTATCATGAACCATTACGACGCTGAACTTGACCGTAGGCATAAAGCAATCCATGAGCAACTTATTCAAGAAACGTTCACGGAAAATGAACCGACCGAAATTGTGAACACTAAACAAACAACCGATGCCACTACCGAAAAGAAATCAAGACGAAAGCAAAAGTGAGTTCTTAGACCGTTGCATGATTAACACGGTTATGAAAACTGAGTACGAAGACCCAATCCAACGGTTAGCGGTGTGTAATGCTTTGAGCCGTAAGGAAAGCTACGCAAAGTTTGAAAGCCATTCCGATTACCCCGAAGCGGTGAAAAACAATGCAAAGCGAGGTATTGAACTGAACGAGAAAGAGGGTAACAAGTGTGCAACGCAGGTCGGTAAGGTTCGAGCGCAACAGCTTGCCAATGGTGAGCCGTTAAGTGTATCAACGATTAAACGGATGTACTCATATTTGAGCCGTGCAAAGACGTATTATGAAACGGGAAAGCCTACCGACTGCGGTTATATTTCCTACCTTCTTTGGGGTGGTTTAGCTGGCCTTCGTTGGAGTGAATCGAAGCTGAAGGAGATCGAGAAATGACCACGGAAAAACAACCCGATGTAATCGATCAGGCAATTAGTGCGGTTGAGTTGTACGCTTCCATTGCCAATTTACTGATGGATATTGCAGAAACTGCCGATCATGTGAGCGTGGGCGGTGCTACCGATTACGAATTGAAACTTATGTGTATGCAGAAGCTAAAAGAAATCGTTAACAAAATTGAAATATGAAGATTGAAAAGTGGAAAGTATCGGAGGTTAAAGCGAACCCAAACAATCCAAGGGTAATTAAAGACGACAAGTTTAAAAAGTTGGTGAAGTCAATTCAGGATTTCCCCGAAATGTTAGAACTTCGTCCGATCGTGGTAAATAGTGACGGTATTGTATTGGGTGGAAATATGCGATTGAAAGCGTGCAAGGAAGCAGGGTTGAAAGAAGTTCCAGTGATCAAGGCCGAAGATTTAACCGAAGATCAACAAAATGAGTTTATCATTAAGGATAACGTTGGTTTTGGTGAATGGGATTGGCAGGACCTTGCGAGTAATTGGGATGCCGAAGAACTGACCGAGTGGGGATTGGATTTACCAATTTTAAAATTAGATGTTGATTATTCAGAAAAAAATGAAGAAATTGATATTGATAGTTTAGATGAGACAATGACTATTAAATTAAACTTTACTGAATCTGAATATTGGATTGTTAAACAAAAATTGTCTGAAATAGCATCAACACCAGAGCAAGCAATTTGGAAATTATTGGGCAATGAATAAACATCGATTTAATTACAAGTGGTATTTAAAGGACGGATACCCATCAAAAAACGGATTAAAAGTATTCGGTACTTTTATTTGTGGTGGAGGTTCTACAATGGGGTATAAATTAGCAGGATTTGAACATTTGGGAGGTGTTGAAATAGATCCTCAAGTTGCTGATGTTTACAAAACTAATCACAATCCAAAATATTTATTTGTTGAAGATATAAGAGAATTTGCAAATAGAACTGAATTTCCTGAAGACTTATATAACCTTGATATTTTAGACGGTTCGCCACCTTGTTCAAGTTTTTCAATGGCTGGTAACAGAGAAAAAGATTGGGGAAAAGAAAAGGTATTTCGTGAAGGTCAAGCAAAGCAAAGATTAGATGATTTGTTTTTTGATTACATAAAACTTGCAAAGAAATTACAGCCAAAAGTTGTTATTGCTGAAAATGTTAAAGGTATGTTGCAAGGCAATGCAAAGACTTATGTAAAACGAGTAAAAGACGAATTTGAAAAGGCAGGATACAAAGTACAATTATTTCTACTTAATGCTGCAAGTATGGGTGTACCTCAAAAACGCGAACGAGTATTTTTTATTTGCCAAAGGAATGATTTAAACTTTCCGAAGTTAGAGTTGAAGTTTAATGAAAATGCAATAGTTTATAATCAAATTGAAAATGAAATTATTGAAAATAAAATAGCAAATTGTGATTTACAATATTGGAAAATATGTGAAAATGGCAAAAGTATTGCAAGTGTGCATCCAAAAGGAAATAGATTTAATTCAATAAAACTACATCCTAATCAAGTTGTAAATACAATTGCAAGTGGAAGCGAATTATATCATTATTCAATACAAAAAGCATTATCAAATAATGAATTAAAATTAGCTGGCAGTTATCCACTTGATTACAACTTTAAAAATATTGAGCCAAAATATTTAATTGGAATGTCGGTTCCTCCAGTAATGACAGCACAGGTTGCAACTGAAATTTACAATCAATGGTTTAAATAAAACAAAATGCCAAGCGGAGAAAAATTAAAAGGTAAAGCACCAAAAAACGGGTTCGATACCAATTCCGAAAACATCAACCGAAATGGAAGGCCAAAGCTATTAAAGAACGTTATTAAAGATACGTTCCTTCAAGAGTTCAACGTTAGGTTAAGCCATTCCCAAGCCAATGAAATCATAACTGGAATACTTGGAATGACCCGTACCCAACTCATGGATTACGCAAAGAGTGACGATGTACCTTTTTGGATTTCCATGATTGCAAAGAAAGCACAAAGGGATTACGAGCGTGGTTCAATTCACTTGATAGAGGTGTTGATGGATAGGGTGTACGGAAAACCGAAGGAAACCGTTGATACTACCGTGAGCCTACCAAAGGCCGAAATTCAGATTGGGTTGGTTCAAAGTGTTATACCGCTTTCAAATAGTGAGGATGCAATTATCTTGGATTGATGTTTCAAACGTCTGTCATATTCGATCGCAACTACAATTCAACTGCCGAGGTTATTGTTAACCAAGGCGGTACAAGTTCGGGCAAAACTTACTCGATATTACAGGTGCTATGTTTCAAAGCCATCGCAGAAAATAACCAAGTGATTAGCGTTGTAGGTCAAGACGTGCCTAACCTAAAAAGCGGTGCGCTTCGTGATATGCAAACGATCGTAGCGAGTTCGCCTGATATTCAAAGTTGGATTAAAGGGTACAATGCGAGCGATCGTATCTACACGTTTCACAACGGTTCAATAATAGAATTCAAAAGCTATCAAGACCCGCAAGATGCAAAGAGCGGAAAGCGTCATTACCTGTTTATGAATGAGGCGAACGGAATCAATTATTGGATATATTGGGAATTAGCACGAAGAACTAATAAACAGGTTTTTATCGACTACAACCCTAATGCTCGCTTTTGGGTGCATGATAAATTGATAGGAAAAGAAGGAGTTGAGTTGATCATTAGCGACCACCGACACAACCCATTTTTAAGTGACAAAACAAGGCGGGATATTGAAGGCATCAGGAATGAAGACGAGGAACTTTGGAAGGTGTACGCCCGTGGAATGACTGGAAAGATTGAAGGGTTAATCTATCGTAATTGGGGCACGATTGGAACGATACCAAGCGATGCTCAGTTGATTGGCTACGGTATGGACTTCGGATTTACCAACGACCCGACCGCAGTGGTTGGAGTGTACCGTTACAATGGTGAGTTAATCATTGACGAAGTAATGTATCATAAAGGACTCACTAACCAAGATATTAGCCTTTTTATGACCAGTTGCGCAGTTGATAGGAGCGTTAGCATTGTGGCTGATTCCGCTGAACCGAAAAGCATCGAGGAACTTAGGCGAATGGGTTGGAGAATTGAAGGTGCTAATAAAGGGAAAGATAGCATACTAAACGGCATCGATATATTAAAACGTTTCAGGTTTAACGTAACAAACCGATCGACTAACATACTCAAAGAATTGAACGCTTACAAATGGAAGGAAAAGGACGGGAACGCTACCAACGTACCCATCGATTCATTCAATCACGGCATGGATGCTTTGAGGTATTTAGCACTTAATAAATTAGCAGAAAAGAACAGAGGAAAATATGCAATACAATAACATTTGGAAAAAATTAACTGTTGGTCAGTACCAACTTTTGGCCGACCTCAATCACTTGGAAGGGTGGGAGTATATGCGCTCGGTTGTAGCGATTGTGGAGGGTAACGGATTTGATGAGGTTGATAATTACCCATTGATTGACTTACGCAAGCGATACGAAGCCATTGCCAAGCAGTTGGAGAAAGAGCCGTTTAAACCGTTCAAATCATTTGTAAAGATTGACGGTAAACGTTACTACGTTACAAGGTTCTTTGACGAAATAAATACCGCTCAATTCGTAGAAATAAGCGAGTGGAATAAGACCAAAGAGGACGGTGTAAAGAACTTACATTTGTGCGTTGCATCGCTTCTACGTGAAACGAAGTTCGGTTGGTTTCCTGAAAAGTACAACGGGAAAGACCATTCAAAGCGTGCGACGTTGGTGAAGGAAAAGATGTTAGCGGTTGAAGCGTTGGGGTTGTCCGCTTTTTTTTTGGCCAGTTGGGTGAAGTTGCTCGAAGATTTACCAACCTATTTGGACAAGGAAATGCAGACGTTGAAGGCGGAGATGGACGCCCTGACCTTGGAACAGGATTCACCGAACGTTACGGGTGGATCGTTGTAATTGATAGGTTAGCGAATAGCGATGTTCTCAAATGGAATGAGGTATTTGAACTTCCTGCGATGGAGTTCTTAAATTATGCGAGTTACCAAGTTGAGAAAAGCAAACATGAGGCGTTTGAAATAAAGCGTAGATCGAATGGGTAACTTTTTTGATTTACCCATTTAATAAGTATGGCATTTATCAAGTTTCAAGATGTAAGCGGAGCATTCAATAGTGCTATTGAAGGGATTGGTACTACAAATGTTGACCAAGCTTTTGAAGGTGTTGAAAAGGAAATTGTTGATTGGTGCAGTGAACAAATCATATTATTTAGGAAACAAATTTATGATAACGGAAGTCAAGCGACGGGAAACCTTCAACAGTCATTAATTGTTGCACCGATCAAAAGATTTGGCAAAGGGTACGAAGTTCAAATAGAAGGGGCGGATTACTGGAAATTTTTAGAATTTGGTCAAAAGGGAACCGAAAATAGTAGAAAAGCGCCTAATTCTCCATTTACAATTAAAGAGTACCCGCGTTTGGAGGATATGGTAAAATGGACTCAGGCAAAGGGTTTAAGATACGGAAAAAAAGATGTATATACTTTTGCAAAATTTGTGAGAAAATTAATTTGGAAAAATGGAACATATCCTTACCCATTTGTTCAACCAACACTTACTGAAAACAGATTAAATGATTTGGCGCAAAGGGTTGCTGATATTTCAGCAGAAGCATTTGTTTCAGTTCTTTTACCGAAAGATGCACCAAGAACGATGAAATTACCCAAATGATATGGCAATAACAATAATAACCCAAGTAGCTGAACCAAGGTATTCGCCTGCGGGCAATCCGTTGGTATATGTGGTTGATAGTGATAATAAGACCGAACCGAACTTCCGATACGTAGCTAATGTTTCGATAAATGGAAACTTAGTGGCGAAATTAAAGACAGTGCCGAGCGTTACGAATAGCAACCGTGGACGTTTCAACTTTCAGGAAATCGTGCGAGGTTACTTTGAAGTTACCCCACGAATTGCAGATGGTTCGATTGTAGCTTCCGAAAGTTTTGGATGCCCTACTCAGTATATTGAGTTTGACGTTGAATTCGATGAAGAGTACACGGGTGGAGAACCAGCGCCACGGGAAGCCGAACCTGCTATCATTTACAACGGTGCATGGACTGTTTTTGACTTTGCGCAATTTCCTTACTTCAAAGGTAATTACTGGATAGATAGCGATGCGGTTAACACTCGATTACCATTAACCAACCGACCACAATCGACTAAAGCTTACGCTAACTTTTCAAACACTTACAATCAAAGTGGAAACCTTTATTTCCTTTGCAGTAAAGAAGTAAGCCCAAACATTGATTACATCCGTTATCGGTACTATACGGAAGAAGGAACTATTATTCGTGAATACTTTATTCCAACGGTTAACCAAGCGTCGCATGGATCGAGTGAAGAAAACGAATTCCACCTTATTGCAGTTCCATTCATGCCGTTTGATGTTCAAAATATTTCAGGTTCAATAACATCTGATTCTCAAGATGGTTCAACAGATTTTCCAAGCCTTGTTTCAAGTGATAAAAATTATTACACGGTAACGGCTTTTCAGGATGAAGGAACAAACCAAGCATCGATTGAATACACGGTATTATTGAATGGGGAGTGTTCACGTTTTGAATTTACCGAGGTACATTTTGAGAACCAGTTGGGTGGCGTGGATTCCTACGTGTTCACCAAGCCGAATCGAGAAAGGCAAACGATACAAAGAACGGAAGCGAGCCGTCCTTATTTGACGGATGGCTTTGAAGGTAATAGTGGTATTTACGGAGGTTACACTAACTTTTCAAAGTACAACGCACAAGTTGATTACAACAAAGAGTTCACCGTTTCTTCCGATTGGTTGACCGATGAAGAATTTGAGTGGTTAGCGCAAATGGTTCGTTCCCCACGTCTTTGGTTACGCAAGGCTTTTAATACCGACGAAGGTGTTGTTGATTACTTAGTTCCCATTTTGGTAACCGATACAAGCTACAACGTTTGGAAACGTGACTTCGATCAGTTGCACACGCTTACCATTACCTACAAATTTACCTTTGACGAATCGATGCCGTTATGATAACAGAACTTTACATTGACGGGCAAAGATTGGATTTAAGCGACGATATTGATATTCGCTTAACCTATTCAATTACCGACATAGAAAACCCCGTAGAAAGGAAAGGAACGGTTAGCAGAACGATTGAAGTACCGGGAACACCGCACAACGATAACGTGTTTGGTTCAATTTACCGATTTGATCAGTGGGTAATTGGCTTTGACCCGAGCGTTCGGGTAAATGCTTACGTGTTGCAGAATAGTGTTGAGGTGTTTAACGGTATTGCTCAGTTGTTAGCGGTTAAAAGTGACGGTCAATTTAAGACTTACGAAGTAGGTTTGTACGGGGAGAATGTAAACTTGTTTAAGCAGTTAGGCGATAGCGAATTGACTGACTTAGATTTCAGCGAGTTGAATCACGAATGGGATGGGAGTAATATCGTGGATGCGTGGACTAATTCGGTGGGAAGTACGGGTAACGATTACTATTACCCTGCAATCGATTACGGGCAAGGAGACTTCACCCGTACGCAAGCCCCAATACCTTACATTGATGAGTTTAATACGGAAGATTTTTACCCCGCAATCGCTGTTAAAAAGTACCTCGATAAAATTATTAACGGTGCTGGCTTTACCTATGTGAGTGACTTTTTTAATTCGCAATGGTTTAAACAGTTGATAGTACCGTATGGCGTTAGTGGTGTGCCTTATTTGACTCAGGAACAAATGCAGTTAAACTTGTTTTTTATTCGTTTGAATAATGACTTTTCAGTAACAACACCTTCTGCTGGCACGCTATTTCAATTTGGAACTTCAACACCTGCACCGTATTTCAACGGTGGAAACTACAACACCAGCACAAAAAAGTTTATTGCCCCTGCCGATCGCACATACAATTTTCAAGTACGGGTAACCGCTACATTGGTTGAAGGAACGGGTCCTGCTTCACAAGTTGCTTTTGATATTGGATTAAGAAAGAATGGTGTTCCCGTTGGGGCAGGTCCGTATCAAATAGTATGGCCATTTAATACACCAGCAAACACAACTATTACCCAAGATTTTTTCATTCAAGATACCGCAAACGTTGGTGATCAGTACGAAGTTGTACATTTTGGAGGTACACTTTTGTATACGATCAACGTTGAAGCAGATAATACGTATTGGCTTAACCAAGTTACCAACCCTGTTATGTCTATTGGGGATACTTGGGATATGAACGAAACGATTATTCCCAAGGTTAAGCAATCCGATTTCCTTATGTACTTGGTTCGTATGTTCAACTTGTTTATCATGCCCGATAAATACGACCCGAAGAAACTTTACATTGAACCGTTTTCCGACTTTTACGATACTTCAACTTACCTCGATTGGACTTCACGTTGGGACGTTGAGAAAGGTTACGAAGTAGTGCCATGTGGTTACATGAATCCAAAAACTTACAAGTTCAGCTACAAAGATGCGGGCGGGTTCTTTGAGAAACGATACCAAAGTGCGTATCAATCGAGTTACGGTTCACGTACCTACATTAGTTCAAACGAATTCAGCAATGGTGAGCAATCCGAGGACGTTGGATTTGGCAATAGTGTAATGGTTGGATTTTCTCCAAGCCCACGTATTTACGCACGTTATTACGACATGGATAACAAAGGAACTGCAAGCGGTGGAGATGTTGAATTGAACGTGAAACCCGTTACTCCCAACCTTCGTATTCTTTACCATGAGTACATTGAATTTCCGAGCGATACCGAGTTTGTTTTCGAGGGTAACGAATATACCAGTTATCCGTACGCAGGTACTTTGGATAATCCATATAACCCAACTTATGATCTTTGCTTTGGTATTCCACGTGAGTTGTACTACCAATCGGACGAAACGAGCGGAGCGATTTATAGGTACACCAATAACAACTTATTCAATCGTTTTTGGTTGGATTACGTCAACCTATACACCGACAAAGACGCTAAAAAAGTAAAGTTATTTGTACAACTTTCAGCGGTTGATGTGTTGAACTTGGATTTCCGCAAACCAATTTATATTAACGGCACTTTATTTTACTTGCTATCGGTAAACGATTACGATGCAAACAGCGACGAAAGTACCTCAATCGAACTTTTAAAAGTATTGGACTTAGCACCATTTGAACCTACCGTGTTTCAATTAACGGGCGGTACAGGTGCATTTATTTCAGACGAACCTAAACCACAATTAATCACAGAGTAATGGCAGACGTACAAAAGGATATAGTATTACGAGTTAAGTCGGAAACCGACCAAGCCACGGGGCAATTCAAGAACTTGAAGCAAGAGCTTCGCTCGATTGAGAACGAGTTAAACAAGATGGCCGAAGCCGGGCAAACTGGGACGGCTGCCTTCAATAAATTGCAACAGCGAGCGGGGGAAGTTAAAGATCAGATCGGCGATACCAAGAATGCGATCAAAGCTTTGTCTTCTGACACGTTCAAGCTCGACGCGTTCGCCCAAGGTGCCCAGGGTATTGCCGGTGGTTTCGCTGCCGCCCAAGGTGCCATGGCCTTGTTTGGCACGGAGAACAAAGCGGTTGAGGAAGCCATCAAGAAAACCCAAGGCGCAATGGCTTTGCTCCAGGGTGTGACTGCTATCACAAACATTCTTCAAAAAGACAGTGCGTTTTCGTTAGCATTTTTGAGTAAGGCGCAAACGGAAAATGCAGTAGCGACAAACGTAGCAACAACGGCCACAAAGGGATTCTCAAGAGCCTTAATTGCCACGGGTATTGGTGCTATCATTGTTTTGATTGGTACGCTTGTAGCTTATTGGGATGACCTTAAAGAAGCGGTTGGTGGCGTATCGAAAGAAACTGAAAACTACATTGAAAAGTCAAAGCTTGACACAGAACAAGCGGAGAAAAAGTATAACTTGACCAAGGATACGGAGAACGTATTAAAGCTTCAAGGTAAATCGCAACGTGAAATCTTAAACATTAAAATCAAGGAAACCGATGCGATTATTATTGGCATAAAGAACCAAATCAAAGGCCAACAAATGGCTACCAAGCAAGCGGTTGAAGCTTCTAAACGTAACCAAGAAATTGCCAAAGGTGTTATTATGGCGCTTTTCAGCCCTATTAAAGCGCTTACATTAATGGTTGATGGGTTGATTAATGGATTAATTGAAACGGCTAATTTTTTTGGTGCGGATATTGATTTCAAATTAAACCTTTCAAGCTTTGACCAATTACTTGCCGAAACAATTTTTGACCCCGAAAAGGTTGCAGAGGAAGGAAAGAAAACCGAAGAGGAACTACAAAAATCACTTGACAAAATAACCAACGAGCAAGCGGGTTTCAAGTTGGAAATTCAAAAGTTAGATCAAGAAGATAAGAAAAAACGTGAAGAAGCGGAGAAAAAAGCACAAGAAGCAGAAGAAAAAGCACGCAAAGACAAAGAGCAAAAAGACGAAGAACTAAAAAAGAAATTAGAGCAAAACGCAAAGGACTTTCAAGACCGTACAAACAAAGAGTATGAGGATAGCAAAAAGTCAAGCGATGCTTATTACGACCATTTAATAAACAACGCAAAGTTAAACGGGCAAAGTACCGAAGAATTGGAGTTGCAGAAATTGCAGAACCTACTTCAAATTCAAAAGGATTACGGGCTGTCAACTGTTGAAATAGAAGATCAAATCGCTTTAAAGAAAAAGGAGATAAGCGATAAGCAATTAGAACAACAACGTGCGCAACTTGAAATCCAACGTCAAGACTATTCTCAAAGCTATAATCAAATCAAAACCATTTTAGACAATGCGTATAAAACTGGATTGATTACTCAAAAGCAATATAATGAAGCGACGAAACAATTAGACAGCGCACAACTTCAAGGAAAGATGGCTTTGACCAAGGCAGTTGCTGATTTGTTTGGTAGTTTATCGGATGCGTTAGGTAAGGAAACAAAAGCGGGCAAAGCACTTGCAACCGCACAAGCTTTGATTAACACGTACCTTGGTATTTCCGAAGTATTAAGAGCAAAGAACCCGTACCCAGAACCGTTTGGAACGGCTGTAAAAATTGCCAGTGCTGCAACAATCGGTATCAATGGATTTAACACCGTTCGCTCAATCAACAAAGTTCAAGTGCCAGGTGGTGGCGGTGGCGGTCCTGTTGGTTCAATGCCTAACCTTTCAACCGCACCTTCTGCAATGGCTACAACTACACCGACGATCGGAAGCACCCAATTACAATTAGACGCACAGGGTAACCTACAACAAGGTTCCATGAGAACCTACGTACTTGAAACCGATATTTCAGACAAACAAAAACGCTCACAAAGATTACAAAGAACCGCAACATTAGGAAAATAATATGAATACTTACAATGATTTACCCGTTTACTCGCTTGTAGTAAACGATGACGAAGGCACGGGAGTTGACTTTGTCGCACTCGTTAACGCTCCCGCAATCGAGCGTAACTTCCAAGCCTTCAACAACCGTGTGAAGTTCACCGCTAACGAAGACAAAAGGTTGGTTACAGGTCCGTTAATGATACCCGATTCAATGATTTTTAGACGTGACGAAAAGTTTGGGGAGTACTACGTAACCTACACCGCTGAAACGATCAAAAAGATAGCGGAAAAGTTTATGCAAAATCAGTACATTTCCAACGTCAACACCGAACACAAAACACCAGTGAAGGACGTGTTTATGATTGAATCGTTTATTACCGATGCTGACCGTGGTATCGGTTCGCCCAAAGGTTTCGAGGATTGCCCCGAAGGCACTTGGTTTGGTACGTACAAAGTGAACAACGAAGACGTATGGAATCAGGTTAAAGACGGAACGTTTAAAGGATTTAGCGTTGAGGGTGATTTTATTCACGCCCCATTCCAAGCATCAAAGCAACTGCCTTTGGAAGTCATTTTGATTGACGAAATTCTTGCGATGCTATAATTTTTTTGTCACTTTTTTTTACGTTCCCATTTCATAAGTATAAAACTTTTATCACATGGATATTAAAGCTGAATTGCTAAAAATTAAAAGCTATCTCATGTCGACCGAAGTTACCCCAACCGCCCAAGAGTTCGCCATGTACGACCTTGCAAGTGGTGGTCAAGTATCGATCAACGGTGAAATCGTTGTAGGTGCGGAGGTAATGGTAATCGACGGAGATGGTAACGCCGTTTTTGCCCCAGACGGAGAGCACGAATTGGTTGGTGTTGCTAAGATCAAAACCGAAGCAGGTAAGATTGTTGAAATCATGCCTATCGAAGAAGAGCCAAAAATCGAAGTTGAAATCGAAGCAGGCGAAAAGAAAGAGGAAATGGCCGAAGCTGAAATGATGCCCGACCATGCTAAGGAAATGGAATCAATGAGCGAGCGTATCACCAAGTTGGAAGGTATGATTGCTGACATGATGACTCGCATGGATGGAATGGGTAAAGCTACCGAAGCCATGAGTGCTGTTGTTGAAGAGGTAGCAAGCCGACCAACTGCCGAAGTTTCAAAGCCTGTTGCATTCACCTACATTAATCCAAAGAACAAACAAGCAGATAAATTTTCAAATCTTTTAAACGCATTAAAATAAACAAAAATGAGTTACAATTTAGCTGGGTTAAGTACTTATACTAATCAACAAACCCTCCCCCTAATCACCAAGTCGTTATTCAACGCACGTACTATTTCTTTGATCAACAAGCAAGTTGGTATCAAGTACGTTTCTTCGTTGAACTTGTTAGACACTACCACCGCTTTTTCTTACGGAAATACTTGCGGATTCAATGGTGCTAACAACACAACTGATTTCACTCAACGCAACTTGACTGCGGTTCACACCAAGGTTCACGAAGCTATTTGCCCGAAGGCTTTGGAAGCGTACTGGATGCAAACGCAGTTGACTGCGGGTTCAATGCCTACAACCATTCCATTTGAGCAAGTTTACGCTGAACAAAAGGTTGCTTCTATTCAGAAGGCTTTGGAAACTGCGGTTTGGCAAGGTACAGGTGCTGACGGTTCAATCACTGGATTTGCTTCTATCTTTAACACTGCTTCCGTTACCGATTTAAACGCTTCTGCTTACGGTTGGGCTACTGACCTTTCATTCGCTACTTTGCGTTCTACTCCCGGAAATGCAATTGCTTTGTTGAACACCTTTGAAACCTACCTTCCTGCTGACATCAAAGGGTATGATGACGTTGCTATTTTCTGCGGTGTTGACGTATTCACTGCGATTAAGCAAGGTTTGGTAGCTGAAAACTACTTCAATATTTCTTACTTGAACGGAGTTGAGAACTACGAATTGACTTTGCCCGGTTCAAACATCAAATTGTACGGGGTAAACGGATTGAACGGTACTTACGACCTTTATGCAGGACGTACTTCACACATGATTTTCGGTACAGATTTGTTGAACGAAGAAGAGCGTTTCGAAATCTTCTACGCAAAAGAAGCTGATGAAGTTCGTTTCGTGTGTGAGTTCAAGGCAGGCGTTCAAATCGCATTCCCTGACCAGTGCGCTCGTTTCATGATGGCTGCATCCTAATCGAACGATTGAACTATTAACCGAGGGGGTGGGTGAAATCGCCCACCCTTTTTTTTGAACATAAATAAAAAAATAAAGATATGAGTTGCGCATTAACCGCAGGATACACTCTCGCTTGTAAGGATAGCGTTGGTGGATTAAAAGAAGTTTACTTGGAAAACTTCGGGGATATTACCTATGGCGCTGAATCGTCAGGGGTAATTTCAACAGTAACAGGTTCGTTTTATAAATATGAATTGCCAATGAATACGGCTCAATTTACCGAAACGGTAACATCGAGCGTTGAAAATGGTACTACTTTTTATCAAACAGAACTTTCAATCGTATTGCCTAAGCTAACCGCAGGCCTTCGCAATGAGTTGAAGTTGTTAGCGCAAGCTAAATTGGCCGTTGTAGCCGTTGACCGTAACGGTGCAAAATGGATCATGGGATTGGAGAACGGAGTATATTTGACCACTGGAACGTCTGCAACAGGCACTGCCATGGGTGATTTAAACGGCATGACTTTGACGTTTACTTCCATGGAGAAATCGCCCGTTGTTGAATTCTCAGGAACGATTGTAGTACATACATAAACCTACACACTTTCCATATTTTGAAGGGGGGCGTTTACGCTCCCTTTTTTTATTCGTTACATTTTCGTTTTTTCCCATTATATAAATATGCAGTTGATCACAACGAACGCAGTTAACCGCCTATACTTTACCGCTACCGAAAACATGGTGAGCGGTGCATGGGTATATTTGAACATTCACCACGTAGCAACCAATGAAGATTATTTTTTCGACTTTCCAAAATCTCAAAACCTTAGTCCATTTACTGGCCGTTTTGATGCTTGGGATTGCAATGTTGGGAATTTACCCGTTGGTCAGTGTTTATATACATTGTACGAGGGTAATGAAGGAGCGGTCAACCCTGAAAGCGAAGAAATTTTAAACGTGTTGGAAGTTGGATTATACGAAGTGTTGGCGAATGAAAACACCGACATCGTATTTGAAAACAATACAACTTATATCGAGCCAAATTTATGAGTTCAAGAAGAGTAAAAAATGCGTATGGTATGCCTACCAGTTCGCCTATTGTACGACAGGACTTTGAAACGAAGTTACCCGAGTACAAGGTTGCGAACGGTAAGGATTATGTGATGTACGGAGAACATAACCGATACCCCGATTATTTGTTGGAAATGTACCAACGTAGCGCAAAGCATAACGCTATTGTAAACGGGAAGGTAAACTATATCACGGGTAATGGGTGGACTTACGAAGCCGACAAAGTACCGAGCGAAATGCTTGGTGAGTTGAACCGATTGTTAGAGAACCCAAACCCATACGACGATTTAAACGATATTCTTTACAAAACCGCACTTGACTTTGAAATTTTTAACGGGTTTGCCTTGGAAATCGTGTGGAATATGAACGGTAAGGTTAGCCAAATCGCACATAAAAACTTTGGTAACCTACGTCGTAACGTCGATGGAAGCAAGTTTTATTACGCAGATGAGTGGAAGGAGTTTGGAGACCCCGAAGGACTTACGGAGTATATGCCATTCGACCCCGAAAAACGTTTGGGTAAGCAACTATTCTATTACTGTTCATACGCTCCGAGCGTTAGATACTACCCCATTCCCGAATACTTGGGTGCGCTTGCCTACATCGAAACGGATGCACGTATTGCCAATTACCACGTGAACAACTTACGTAACGGTTTCCTTGGTGGATTTCTTTTTAACTTTAATAATGGAGTGCCTTCGAACGAAGAGCAAAGGGAAATCAAACGCCAATTACAAAAGCAATTAAAAGGCGATGACGGGGAGCGTATCGTGGTGAACTTTAACGATAGTGCGGACACTGGATTAAAGATTGAGCCATTAAACGCTAACGACCTCGATAAGCAGTTTAACATTCTTAACGAAACCATCCAAACTGAAATCTTTGTTGCTCACCGCGTAACCTCCCCGATGTTGTTTGGTGTACGTGTTTCAGGGCAACTTGGTGGACGTTCTGAGTTGGTGGAAGCATACGAACTATTTAAGGCGGTTTATGTAAACGACCGAGTTCAAAAGTTGGAAAAGGTATTCAACTACATTTTTTCTTTCAATGGTTTGGGCGTGTTAGAAATCGAACCAACTGAACCGATCACTGAAAGATTAACGGAGCAGTCATTGCTTCAAATCATGACCAAAGACGAACTGCGAGAAAAGGCAGGTTTGCCACCTTTGGCCGAAGTAACCGTTACTGAACAACCGCAGTCATTTACGCACCAAGATTTTCGCAAAGAGAAAGATGAGTTAGCGTTGTTTCAAAAGTTTGGCCGTGACGCTTCCGAGTTTGAGGAAATTACACGCAGACCTATGCGTTATGGCTTCGAGTTATTGGAGCAAGAATTTGCTTCCGAATATGCCGAACTTGATGCGGACATTTTGAAAATGATTGAGAAAGACCCTGCAATTACTTCGGATAAATTAGCGGAAAAGTTGGGAAAGTCAATAGAACTAATTTCAGACCGTATAAGCGCACTTATTGAAGCAAAGGCTATCAATATACGTGGAGCGTTAAAAGAGCTTGGAGAATCCGCAAAGGACTTTATTAAGCCACGTAATCCCGAAGGTGAACCATTGGTGCAAGTCATGTACAAATACGACGTACTTCCCGAGTTTGGTCCACAAAAGTTGATCGCAGGAAGCCGTGAATTTTGTGTGAAAATGGTTGACCTCGGAAGGTATTACACTCGTCAAGACATTAACCAAATTTCGCAAATCATGGGGTACAGTGTTTGGGAGCGTAGAGGTGGTTGGTACACCAGTCCTATTGATGGGCGTTCAAGACCATCGTGCCGTCACACTTGGATGCAAACCTTAGTAAAACCGAAAGCATGAGCCAAAAAGCCCTATTCATAACCGAGAAGCAATTAAAAGATGCTTCATTGATTAACGAAAACGTTTCTATGGTTAAGTTGCGCCCGACGTTGATCATGTGCCAAGAAATGCACATTCAACCGATTTTAGGTAGCGACCTTTACAAAGAAATTGCTAATCAAATCATTGACGACGATTTAACACAAGAGAATGAGGACTTACTTATTGACTACATTCAACCATGTTTGCAAATGTTTGTACAAATGGAGTTCCCGATGGCCTTCGGTTTCCAGTTACGAAACAAGAACGTGGAGCGTGGTACGGATCAAAACAGTACGCAGGCCTCCATGAGTGAACTTCAAAGGTTAATTGATTACTACAAATCGAAAGCGGAGTGGTACGCTGAAAGGATTACACGTTATATCTTAACCAATATCACCGACTTTCCTGCGTATCAATCGCCAAGCGGGCAAATCGATACTATTTTACCAAACCGACGCAATTACACTGCTGGATTGGTGTTGAATAACTACGGTTGTTGTGGTGACTACGCAAGTCGTTACCAAGCTAACTTCAATCGGGATTGTGACTGTTATTAAAATCTATGAGTTACCACAAAAAGAACGTCGACAAATTAAGGGTTTACCTATCAAAAGAGAAAGATGCAAAGTTGGAACACGATAAAAAGAAGCTTAAAGGAGTTCAGCGAAACCCACCCGCTCGTTAATTCGTTTGGGACGGGTAACATTCTCGACCCTGATAGCGCACAAATAACCAATTTTGTTACTCCCGAAATTGATCGGATTTATTACCCGTTAGTTTTTGCGACGTTGGATTCTTCGAGGTTTGGAAGCAACTCGGTTACGTTTACCGTTGGTTTGGTTTTCATGGATAAGATTGAGGAAAGCCAAAAGGTAGCTGACCGTCCGACAGGTTCAAATGCTTTGAACTTCCAAACACTCCAACCCGATGAGGTCATGAGCGACATGACCCAACTGGCAGGGGATTTCATGATTAAGTACCAACGTACTTTTGGCAATGACTTCGATATTTCGGTGGATGCTAACGTTGATTACTTCGTGGATAGGTTTGGCGATAGGGTTGCAGGTTGCAGGGCGGTGCTATCTTTTAACGTTCCACTTGCTTTGTCTATTTGCACCATACCGACTGAAATGAACCCCGATGTTTGTTACTTTGGAGGCGTGGAAGCTACGAACGAAATCGACCTTTACGAGGGTAGTACGATAGCGGTTGCACCCAATCAACCGATTAACATTACCTTTGACCCGTTAGCGGTTAGCAATTTGTTTCTTTGGTTTGCAGTTCCTTCAACTTATTCGTTTTCGCATTGGTTTAGAAGTGCATTCGATCAAGGTGCGTTCGATCAGTTGTTTGAAGTGTACGATACCGAGGATGATTACACAATTTACGTTACAATGTGGCAAACGGAAGCAACCGTTCAAATGACTATACAATGATTAGATTAAGCGATAATTTAGAAATCAACAAACCTGCACCCGTAGACGATCGTTTGGGCGTGTTTGTTTCAACTGCTTCGGCTTTAAGTTCTGTTCCCGAAGATCGACGTTACATTGGTTTAACGGTTATTGTGGACGATGGAACTGGAGCGACTGAGTATTGGTTCAAAGAAGGTGTGGCGGATGCTGACCTTGAAGCAAAGTCAACAGGTGGCGGTGGTGGTGTTCCTTACACCGGTGCAACACAAAACGTTGACCTCGGCACGTACAATTTAACTGCCGATCAATTAGCGTTGAACGTAAAC